GGTGTAGAAGGTGCGTAATACCTAATTTATGGGGCCGCCTCAAAACGGCCCCATTTACAAATACAATTGGTGAGACAATGAAAAAATTTCTAGTAACAATATCTGCATACGACTATTACGCAAAATTTGAAGTCCTATCTGAGGACAATCCAGAATCATTAGAGAAATCAATCCTTGACAAACTTGGAGAAAACAGTATAAAGTGGGAATATACGGGTGACATGTATGATACTCGTAGATACAAAATAACCTATGAGGAGGTTATAAATGGACAACCACATCCAGGAGCTTTACCAACAGAAAAAAGCTCTAGACAACAAGTGGGAGCAGGAGCATAAGAGTGAAGGAAGATACACTCTTAATATGGTTAAGATTGACAATAAAGTTAGAGAGTTAATCAACCATATAAAAATGGCAGAAGCACAAGCTGCACATAAAACTGCACCCCAAGTTTCTGTAGCTACTTAACAAAAAGCTACATCGTTGGAAAAATCCAATCCACATTACAGGCCCTCTTGCGCTCTACTTAAATCTACTATATAAACTAATCACTATACAAATAAGTTCATGTAGACGAGTATAGTCGACGGCCTAGAGACTGCATGAACGTAACTAGGAGGATAATACTATGGCACAAACTACATTTTCAGGACCAGTAAAATCTCAAAGAGGATTTGTTACTGCGGGACCTGATTCGATTGTAAACATCACAGCAGAAACTACTTTAACTTTTGCTGCTCACGCAGGTAAAGTTATTAAAGTAAATGATGCAGATGGTGCAATCACACTTCCAACAATCAAAGCAGATAGCAAAGGTGCATCAGCTGGAGACAATGATCCTAACGTGAACAGTCACTTAGGTGCGGTCTACAAGTTTTTTGTAGGTACAGACTCTACAGATTGCGATATTAAAACAGACGGAACTGACAAATTTGTTGGTCACGCAACTGTTGTTAACGTTGCAGATGGCACAAACAGCACATTTGCACCAGCAGCATCTAATGATGTTATCAGCATGAACGGTGGAACTACAGGTGGAGATAAAGGTAGCACAGTTACTATTACTGCACTTGAAG